AGCAGGTGGCGAACCTTAAACCCTATCTTAAAGTCTGTGAGAAGGCCGTTAGGGAAAAATTTGAGGACACCGACGAGGTTTTAGAATTATACAGTAAAATCATTTCCGACAATCCGGTTTATTTAAAGCGGATCGGGGATGCGATGAACGCCGGCGATAACGCCGTAGAGGTTACTTATAACATTATCAAGAACGATCCTTCTTTCGATGATCTTATCGACGAAGCAAAAGCCACTGTCGCGCGGAGAAATCCGAAGCCAAAGACTCCAGCCACGGAGAAGACTTCTCAAGAATTTGAGCAAAAGGAAAAAAGGGTTAAACAGAATTTAGAGAAGCCGAAGACTACGGGCAACTTCAGTGGTGGATCGGAGACTGGCAACGAAGATGAGATCACGGCACAGGATTTGATGAATATGTCTGATGCTCAATTTGCCAAGATACCTAAAGCCAAGAGAACGAAGTTGCTCCAGCAATTCGGTATGTAAGAAATGGAGTAAAAAATGGCAACAGGCAACAGCTTAAGTATTTCCGGTCTGCGGGTACAACTGTGGCGCAAACAGCTTTTTGCTGACGTGCGCGACATTTTGTTCATGCAGAAGTTCATGGGCTCGTCCGAGAAGGACGTTATTCAAGAATTGAATGACGCGAAGAAGGGCTCAGGTTCTACGATCAATTACGGTTTGGGTATGAAGTTATCCGGCTCTGGTACCACCGGAGACGGCGAGTTGGAAGGCAACGAAGAGTCGATGCTCGATTATTCGACATCGTTGTCCATTGACCAGTTACGCGAGGCAGTCCGGTTAACCGGTAAGATGGACGAGAAGAAGAACGCATACGACATGAGAATGTCGGCCAAGAACCGTCTTGAAGACTGGTGGGCAGAAAGGATCGACCACGAGATAATCGACAAGCTTTGCGGTAAGACGACTTCGACTTTCGCGAATACTCCGACCGTAGCTGCGGCAACTCGTTCGATCTTTGCCGGCGGCCAGAGTACGCTTGGCGCTTTAACGACTGCGATGAAGATGGACACGACTGTGCTTGATGCAGCGAAACAAATGGCTGTATTGGCCTCTCCACGCATCCGTCCTGTCCGTGTCGAAGGTGGCAAGGAATATTTCGTAGCCATCCTGCATCCTTACGATATGACCGCCTTACGCCAAGACCCGGTGTGGAACCAGGCACAGCGCGAAGCTAATGTACGCGGCGAAGACAACCCGATCTTCTCCGGTGCTGCCGGTATCTACAACGGCATCGTGCTGCATGAGCATGAATATATCTACCAGAATACCGATGGTAGCGGTTCGGCTCTTGTTTCGCGTAACATTTTTGCCGGCCAACAGGCAGGCGTGATCGCATGGGGTTCACCGGTTGATTGGGTGGAAAAGACCTTCAACTACGGAAACCAGGTTGGCTTTGCGGTAGGCGCGATCTTCGGTTGCCAGAAACCGGTATTCAACTCGGTTGATTACGGTATGGTAACGATGTTCTGCGGCGCGGCTGCGGCGACTACGGCGTAAGTTTAAATTTAACGGAGAGGGTTGAGCCGGCGCAAGCTGGCTCCCCTCACCAACACAAAGGAGATTCAAAATGGCAGCGATTGTACCTACCCTAGTAATAAACACGGAGTTATCGGGACGCAAGAAAATTCAGATTTTCACCGTGACTCCCGGTTCGGTTTCGGACACGATTGATTTCTCCGGTTACTTCACGGCGATCAACGCGGTTATACCCATCATAACCGCAGGAGCCTCGGCTAATTTCATGGATGTTATTCCGAGCATTTCGGGAACGAGCGTAACGCTGGCGACCTATAATGCAGCGGGCAGCAACGCGACCAATTGGACAAGCGCGACAGTTACGCTGGTCGTAATCGGCGAGTACAACTAAGCAAAGGAGTAACCAATGGGGTTTCTAGACAGGATTCTAACAAGCGGATATTGGCAAAAGGGTATACAGAAAATAGCGTATGACCTGATTACCAATTTCAATGCCTTGCTGACTAAGCTGGATGTCGAATTGACAACCACTTACCACGCAAGCTACGCGATCACGTCCCCCACCATTGGCAACACGTATGGAAAAAACGCACGGCCTGACGGCATGATCCAAGGTGACTTGGTTTCTTTGCTCAGTCAGTTCCGGACAAACTTTAACGCATTGATGGACACTCTGGCCGCTAATGGTAATCTAAGCGCCGGCGCAGCCTATACTGCCCAGAAGTTTTCTTCGAGCTTTCTCGTAGATACGCATGGCTCGGAGATAATGAAACGGGGAGTAAGGCAGGGCGATCTGGCTAACTTTTTTACTAAAGCGATCTTGGTTTTCGATAAAGCTTTGCTTTACCTGGATGGAGATTCTGGCTTGCACAATGGCGATTATGTAAAAACATTGAGCGTACAGGAAACTCTTGCATCCAGCTCCAGCTCATCGAGTTCTTCGAGTTCAAGTTCTTCCAGCTCCAGCTCGTCAAGCTCCAGCTCAAGCTCAAGTAGCTTAAGCTCCAGCTCGTCAAGCTCCAGCTCTTATAGCTTCAGCTCCAGCTCATCGAGTTCGAGTTCATCAAGCTCTAGCTCATCGCTCTCAAGCTCGTCAAGTTCCAGTTTGTCCAGCTCAAGTTCTAGCTCAAGCTCAAGCAGCTTAAGCTCCAGCAGTTCTTCGAGCTCTAGCAGTAGCAAATCTTCGTCGAGCAGTTCTTCGTCTAGCAATAGCTCTTCGAGCTCCAGCAAGTCGAGTTCAAGCTCTTCGTCGTCCAGCAGTTCTTTAAGCTCGTCAAGCTCAAGTTCTTCTAGCTCCAGTTTAAGCTCGTCCAGCTCCAGCTCTTCAAGCTCAAGCTTGTCCAGCTCCAGCTCTTCAAGCTCAAGCAGCTCTAGCAGTTCTGAGAGCGTAGGTTAAGGAGGTATTATGGAACACATTGAATCGGGGATCTTAAGTAGCGACACCCTATTAAAGACAGGGGCTGGCTACGTTCTCTCCATAACCATCGGATACAAAGGAGTTACTGCGGGAGATTTCGTTGCGTTAAAAGATGGATTGACCGTCGGCGCGTCAGATGCGGCGGTGTTCGTTCTTCCAGCGGCTAATGGTACGATCAACAAAGAATGGCCGGCAGACGGCAAGGTCTTTGCAACGGGTATTTTCTTTCACAAGAACACGACAGGCGGTTCCGTCTGGGCAGAAGTTTCTTGGGCATAGCTTTCATCGGGTGGATGGCAACCGCTGTCCACCCGCTACTTTTTTATTAAGACGCTTTTTCCCTCTTTGGGGATAGGTGGCAAGCGTCAGAACCACCAACCAGATTATATCATAAAAAATTAACTTGACAAAACACCATCGCGGTTTTAAAATTTCTGTAAGTGCGGGCTACGTCCTTTTCTGACCACTCTTTCTGACGACCCGCGACACGACGGAGTTATCCGGTTACAGCAGAGCGAAAGACGCTCGCAAAGATCGCCCTGGTTCTCAGACGAAAGTCGGGAACAGTTCTTAGTCTTATACTCTGGATAACTCCAGAGTGGGATATAGAGAAAGAGTGGGTATTAGATACGTATACGTTTACGTTAAGCACGGAATCAGTAAGAGTGGTTTCCGTGTTAAGCACGGAATCAGGTAGAGTGGGTTCCGTGCTTTCTTTTTGTCTTGACATCTTCCTCATGCGGAATTATACTTGTCTCATGGCTTATTGGGATAAATTTAAACCAGAAACAAAATTCCTTATGGTTCAAGCAGGATCGGGGTTAAACATCTACGCTATGCTTAATCGCCTTAAGGCTATACGCAAAGAGAATATCTATCTTCCTGAATCTGTGGTTGTGGCTGTCTGTAAAAGTTATATAAAAAACCGCGCGACGATTAAGAACCCTTGGGCGTGGTTCCAGAAGGCGGTGACGATGGAAGGCCGTAAACAGCGGATCGCTGATACGATCAAAGAGAACGACAGCCATAATCGTGAGCCGCCGGCTCCGGCGGTAAAGAGTTTAATATCCGATTGTTTTGCAAAAAGAGTTGACATTTTTCCGTAAGCGGATTATAATTCTTTTATGAAGAAAAAATATGTTAAGTGCATCACGATGCAGTTCCTTTCTTGCCTTTCCTGTTCGCACAAATGGTCGCCAAGGGTTTCTAAAGTGCGTAGATGTCCGAAATGCCACTCGAATAAAATAAAATGATTAAATACGATTGTGATTATTTCTTTAATCTTCTTCGTATTCAGTCGGCTACGGCCAAGATCATTGCCGACATTCGCTGGTCTTTCGTGGGAGAAGTCAATCCCCTTTCAGTTTTAGATTATGGCTGCGGCTGCGGGTTCTTCAAAGCGTTCGC